GCTTTTACTTACTTTCTCTGCTACTGCTTTAGCATCAAAAGGTTTTTTAAAATGGGAAACAAGTGTTGTAACACTTATCCAATCAATAGCTTCACCATCCAGGCTTTTATAACTATGATCATGTGCGTTAAATACTATCATAACTTTTCTAGTTCACCTTCTTGTTCTTCTGTAGCTATAGCATCCCATTTACCTAATGGGCACTCTGAGGATAATGAACGGGTCTTAAATGCTAATGAACATCCGCACTCTGCACAACAGGGTTGTGTTTTCTTAACAGCACACTCTTTACCTTTAGTATCTAAGTGTTCACAGTTATCACAGATATCATGTCTCATCCGTGCTATATCTTCTACAAACTCATCTCTAATGATTGAGTTTTTAATACCTTCTAGGATACCTTTTCTATTCTCCCAGATTGTTTTCAATACTGTTCTCATATTTATCTCTTTTAAATTCAAGTTTTCTAATTTCTTCTAAACTAATTTTGTGCTCAAGTTCAATTAATAATTCCAACTTATTTTCAATCATCTTCCTATTATAATATGCACCATAGGTAGATGTATCATGTGTTTCCAAACTTTTTGTATACTTTGGAATTGATTTTCTTATTAGTCCTCCTTTTGCTACAAAATGCCCAAGACCTTCAACATTGATTCTTGGGGATGAAAGATTACTTAAAGTTTTTCTTAATTCACTATAGTAAAATTCAATTATATCTCTTATTATAGATTCATTATGATCTAACTGCTCTGCAAGTTCTTTGTATAAACTATTTGACTTCTTCGGTATCATTTCCTAAAAATTTATAATCTAAAAGAATAGTACCTTGTGTTTGGATCTGTAATGTTGGATTTATTTTAATAAGCTTTTTATTAGTTGTATCCTTAATTACTAAACCATTTTTCTCAGCTTTATTTATACAATTTCGTACTGTCTGTGGAGATTTAAATATCCAGTCTTCTTCTGCAGAGGCATCATAACAAAAATGAGTAAGTTCTATAGGTTCATTAAAACTAAGTAAAGTAAGACAGTTTAAGTCAGATTCACTCACTGTTATACGGTTAATATAACAATGAGTCAGAATCTGAAACTTTACTACTTCCCACTTTGGTAATCTTACACGTTTTTGTACTTGATTAACAAGTGCCATGTGTTATGACTTTTTTAACTTTCTCTCCTTTGGTGCATTTGGAGTATCGGGTGTTTCTAGTTCTTCTTCAAGTTCTTCTCCTTTTGGTTCTTGCATCATCATTGCAAATTGCATTTGGATACTTGCTCTTTTAAATCTTACCTCATCAATTTTAGCTAATATACTTTCATATTCATATTGAGCATTTAAATAAGGTAATGAGTCAGTGTAGAAAGAAAGCATTTCTTCTTTTCTAGCTGCTAATTGTTCTGGAGATAATTGCTCCATTTCTTCAGGTTGTTGGTTTAAGTTTTCCATAATATATTATTTAAGTTTAAGCAAATATACAATAAAAGTTTAAACTAGATATATTTAAAACAAAAAATCCAGGTACTATATATACCTGGACTCTAGTAGTTAGAGAAGTTTAATTACTCTTTACTTTTCATTTTTTTGTAACCTGCATAACCTAAGCCTCCAAGTGCTCCTGCTAACATGGTACCTAAAACACCACCTTTAGTTTCAGATGAATTACCTTTAGATCTAAATGATTTTCTACAGCCTGGTCTTTTAGGTTTTCCTGCACATTCGGATTCTGTTACACCACCTTCAGCATAACTTTTCATTGACCTAATCATTGGTTTAGCACCACCTTTTTGCATTGACTTACAGAATACTGTAGCATCTGTAACTCCTTTTAATCCATTTTTCATAGTTATCTGTTTTTAATAGTAAAGTTTAAAACTGTTAGAAGATAGAAATCTCTGGAATAATCTAGTTCTAATGTAAAGATATCTAATGATGAGATTCTTAGTCTTAGCATTATTTTATCCCACTGTCTTCTTGAGCCTTTCCAGTTGTTTCTAAACTTCATTACTTTTTATTTATAAGGTGTATAAATTGTTTTCCCACCCTGTTTAATAGCTTTTAAAATTTGTTTACGTTGTTTACCTGTAGATTCATAAGATACATGAACCCAGTCAGGATTGGTGTCTGTACCAAATTCCCAAATCATTTGATCAAAATTCAAATTGTCTTTGATAAAGTTAAAGATTTGAGCATTGGTTATTGATGTACCATCCATATCAATATCAATTGCTTCACCTTGACAATGTTGTGAGGACAAACTCCCTCCAACAGCAGTATTCAAAGCTTTGCTTCTGTACCCAGATGAAATATGAATAGGAACACCAAAGTGCTCACGGATTGGCTGAAAGACATTCTCAGCTAACTTTTTAAAGTTCTCAATGTGCTCAGGAGTTGGCATATTGCTAATTCCTTTTCTCTTTGCAGTTTCACTTCTTGTTACTTCTGCTAATGATAAATTTTTACTTAATTGCATGGTTCTATTTTTTAAAGTATAATTCTGCTTCAGCCTCTCTTCTTCTTACAAGACCTTTTAATGTTTTACCTCCAGCTTTAACCCACTTTAGGAATTCTAATTTGATTGACTCATCATTAGGATCCGCATTTACTTTTTTAAGTAATGTAGAAGATTTTAAATTTGCTGGTCCTAAGTTGTAAGCAAATGAAACTAATGCATCAAACTGATTTTGTGTGATAGTATCTACACAATAGCTATCTACATATTTTTCAAAACTTACAAGCATGTTTGCTAACAGTTCAACAGCTTGTTCTTCTGTTATAGCTGCATCTGTCATTGTTACCTTTTTACCACCTGGATAAAAAGTAGCTCCGTATCCTATTGTAGGGACACCTGCAGAACATTTGTAAGGAGTTCCTCTAAACCCTTCAAAAGCTTTAATCATCTCAATTCCCGCTTTCCCCGTCTTGGTTATTTTCATTTTGATTGTTTTTTTTGTTTGACATAATTTTACCTGCTGTAGTAATTCCAAAGGCTCCAAGAGTAATGATCATAAAGCCATCAAAGATAAATTCTTTGATTACCAACTCTTTACCCCAAATACCTGTAACTACATCCACTATTAAAATAAATACCATAGCAAAGAATGCTACTACTCCTACAAATGATTGCTCATTTATTTGATTATTGTCTGAGACAAGTTCTTTAAAAATCTTTTTCATAATTTATTTTTTTTCTTTACCGGTTTCTTGAGTAGCATACTTGATACCCATAATTGTACCTACTATTGAGAAAGCATTTGTTAATAATACACTGAACATGTTACTCCATGTTGAACCAATAATCTGTGTGTCTTGATTTGTTATAATAGCCATCCAGTATAATACTGTTGTCACAACTCCAACCCCAACTATAACAGACAATGCAACTTTGACAATAATTTTTATCAGCTCACTTTGACTTTTTTTCATCATTACATCTAAGTCATTTAAAGCTGCATCCTTTTCTATCTCTATTGAGTTTTTCAGTTTTTGAGAATTCTCAAGTTCTATTTGTAAGTTTTTTGTAAGATCATCTATTTTTGCCTTGTTAGTTACAGCTTCAGTAACATCAGTTGCAATTTTAACTACATCTGTAATATTTCCTTTGCTGTCAAATACAGGGTTGTAAGATGCTTGCAAATAAACAGTAGAACCATCTACTTTTTTTCTTTCAAAGATTCCATCAAAGTACTTACCTTTTCTCAAGCTTTCCCAGAACTTAGCATATTCATCAGACTTAGAATACTCATAGCTTACAAAAACACTGTGATGTTTTCCAATGACTTTGGCTTTTTCATTGCCCTTATAACCCATGGTTTCTAAGAATATAGAATTTACATCTGTTATAAAACCATCTATGTTAAAACTAATCAGAGCAGTGCTTCTATTGATTGCATCTATCTGTTTCTTACTATTGACAATTACACTAACGTCAGTAGCAATTTTCATTATCTTGGTAATCTTACCATCTTCATTTAAAATAGGATTATAAGTTGCTTGAAGATTTATAAGACTTCCATCTTTTTTTCTTCTTTCAAACTCTCCAGTGTAATACTTACCACTTCTTAAGATATCCCAAAACTTTTCATACTCAAGTGATCTTGAGTAATCATCACATACAAAAATGCTATGGTGCTTACCTATAATGTCTTCATGATTACCTTTACCGTAACCCATTGCTTCCAAAAAAATGTCATTAACACCTGTGATGGTGCCACCAAGGTCAAAGTAAATAATAGCGTTACTTCTATTAATTGCTTCAAGCCTGCTTAATAACTCTTCTTTTGGTAAATTTTTCATTGCAGGTTATTACTAAACCTTATTACTAACTATTTTTTTTAGCTAGACGTTTAAGTATCCAAGAGCTAAATGTAGTTCCTACTTTTTCTAGTATTTTGTTATCAGCATCTATTGTAACTTTAGAACCTTCTGCAGTTTTAGTAACTTCAATATCTAATTTCTTAGTATCAATTTTAACATGTTGTTCTGTTTCTGTAGCGTGTACTTCTACATCAACTTTAGGTGTATCAATAACTACATCTAAGTTTTTGTTATCTTTCTTAACATAAGCTCTTTTAGTTTTTGTTGTTACTTCTAACTCAACATTAACTTCTTTTTTCTTTGCCATTTTTATTTTTTTAGTTATTAAAATTTAGTAATCTATTTCAAACTGTCTGTTGAATTGTCAACATCTTCTAGTTCTTTAGCATCTTCTACTGTTAATTGTGCTAATGTAGCAGCTACTGTTCCTGCTGTTGCTACATATCCAGCTACTGTTATAATGGCTGCTGGTAAAGCCACTGGAGCTGCAATAATAACACCTGCTATTGTTCCGGCTACTATTGCAATCTGTTGTACTCTTTTCCAAAACTTAGGTGTTTTGGCTTTCCATCTTCCTTTCAATTCTTTCATGTTTATTTTTTAGATATAAACAACTTAACAGCATCTGATAATTCACCTACATTCTTTGCTAAGTTTTTTATCTCAAGCTGAGTAAGCTCTTGCAATGCTTGGTATTTTATTTGTGTCTCTTGTTGTACTAGTTCTATTTTACCTTTTAACTTTCCAAGTTCTTCTGTATTTTTTCTTACATCAGAATGTATCATTTTTAAAAAGTATCCAAATATAGCAAAAATAGTACTTGCTATAAAAATTGCTATTGGTAGTGATCCTGTATCCATTGTTATTATGTTATAAATATATACTTATAATATACTAAAAATAAATGAAACTATAATAGGTTACTAAGTATTTTTACTTAATAATTGTTTTCTTCTGTTGTTACTTCAAAAGTTGTTGGTTGCCCTAATATCATTTCAATGCTTGGGTCATATACAATATACCAAAATATAGGATTGTCTAAGTTAGCTGTTTCATAATCTACCCAGTATATTGTAACAGTATCAGGAGCCTTTGGTAAACCATAATAGTCAGCACATTGTTTACGTGCATCTATTGCTTCCTGTTCATTCGTGTATTTGTAACCTGTTACTGTCATGGATAAATGTTATAATATGTATTAATATTTGTTTGTATTCCTGCTCTATTTGCCATTTGGTTACTATTCCAAACTATATATTCTTGCATATACATATTTGCCCTTGAACCTGCAGCAAACCTATCAAATAAATAAACTCTTGTGCCAATTGCAGTACCTATATTTTCACCACTATTAGTAACAACTGTATTATTTCCATAAAACTCCCAATCTGTACCAGTTGTAGATGTTTTAGCAACTAATAATGCTTGATTATTATTAACATAGGTAGGGCTAAAAACAGCTCCGTCTTGATAAAATGTATATCCTGTTGTCGTTAGGCTAAATGCACCACCTAAACGATTTAAACCCGTAATTAAACCAAAAACACCCGTATTTCCTACTTTATCAACAACAGTAAATATAGATGAAGGATTGCTTAGTGATAATGTGTTATTAAATAAAGTATCACTTACACCATCTCCTAATACTGCTGCTTTACCATTTACTAAATCTAAAACTCCAGCATTGACTATTCTTGGTTGATTTGCCGCTGTTATTTGTGTTGCATTTTTTGTGTTACCTGATTGGTCATACCATTCAGAAACAAAGCCATCTCCAACACCGCAAAATGTAAGTAATGAAGCTGTATCTAAAACATTATTTATAAATCCAATATCTTGTGAAGTATTATCACTTGAACGTCTTACTTTAATACAATTACCTGTATAAGCAGAACGTAGCTTTCTAAGTGAATAAGCAACAGATGCACTTGGGTAGATGTCTAATAATCCTGTAAATGCAGGTGTCTTAGGCATTATTGATATTAATGGATAATAGCTCATATTATGCTTCTGTTGTTACTCCTATAGCATCCCAACGTGAGTCTGTTGAGTTATATATCAACCCAACATAAGTTGTTTTGCTTATTACTGTAGTTGTTGGTAAAGTTATTCCAATTGCTCTATATCCTCCAGCTCCAGATGTCCAAGTAATTCCTCTTGCTGTTCCATCATCTTTAATTCTTATCATTAATGCTTGACCTTGAACTAAACTTCCTGTTGGAGCCGCTAATGTTAAAGCAGCTGCTTGAGCTGTTATAACTACTAAATCATCATTAGCAGTTGGTGTAACTGTTGCTGCACTTACTACAGATTGAACAGATGGAAGATTTCTTACATTTACAGTAACATTATTACCAGATGCGGATGCAGTAACACTTATTCCTGTAAAGTCTATTTGACTTACATCTGGTGTAAGTAATACTCCTTCATCTAATACTTTAATGCTTTTAGCTATATTTATTTCTGTACTCATAGTTTTATTTTTTATCTACTTATTTCTTCCCAATCTACTGAAGCATAAGCTCCTAAAGTTCCTCCTGTAGCATCAATAGCCATTTCAATAACTAATTCAAAAGCCACACCAGTAAAAGTATTTCTCTCAAGTTGAGTTGAGAATAAAGCTTCTTTTAATATATTGATACTTGGAGAACCTTGATTAGATGAGTTTACATATCCTTGAGCTAATACTCTGCCACCTGCTGCTGATGTACCTGTTAAATTGTATTCTACAGCAGAGTCAGCACCAACAGGAACCCAAGCACCACCAGTAATTGCTGCAGATTGAATAACTCTCCAAGCATAGTTTTTACCATTACCTAATCCTAATAAAGATACAGCAGTTAAAATAACTATAGCATCTAGTTTAGCTGCTGTAAGTTTTACTCCTACTATAGGATAATATGTTCCTGCTGCGGCAAATGTTGCTGGAGTTAAAATAGGAGTTCCAATAGCTTGTTGTGCTCCTCTTAATTCATATCCTCCTTCAGATATTACAGTAGAACATACTTGCTTTAATGTACTTGCAGTTGCTGTAACACCTGTGTTAGTTATCTCATATCTTAATGGCAATGAAGCTGTGGTAATATAAGTAGATGTAATCAAGTTAGCATGGTGGAATTTATGGCAAATAATAAATTGACCATCTATTATAAAGCCTATTCTTACAGTTCCTTCACCTAACCACTCAATATCCATAAACATGATTTGAGCTTTAGTTATATCTAAAGTTATTCCTGAAGGTCCCGTACCATTTAATTTGTCTACATTCCACCCTGTGTCTCCTGCACCATATACTCCTCCTAATTGACTTATTCTAGTTTCAGTAACTGCACCAGTTACTAAACTTCTTTCAACAAAACTTTTTGTAGTATTGTCTAATTGAAAGTATATTCCGTTGTCTGTTCCAAAATAACCTACTCTCTGTCTTAGATTAGTTTGAGCAGGAGCCATTACAAATGTATTTAGTACAAGTAATGATTTACCTGGTTGATAAGAAAATACTTTTGCAGTTTCTCTTAATACTTGAGAACCACTAGTTGTGTTTACATTTAAGTTTACTAATCCTTCATTTGCACTAAATACAGTAGCTCCTCCACTAGCAGTAGAAGTATTCCATAATCCATTATCTCTGTATCTATGAGAAGAATCAAATAATGTTAATGGTTGTGCTACCCTCAGTCTACCAAAGGCATCAGCTAGCATCTGATCATTAACCAATATTGATTGATTAGATGAACCTACAGTAGATATAATGGTTGCCATTATGTAAGTGTTATAATAATTAACTCAGCTCCAGCATTTGCAGATGTAATATAAGATACAGCACCTAGTGTGTTATTGATAGCTCCAGCATCAAAGTTAATAGTTTCTCCTGGTTTAAGAGTTATACCACCAACTGTTGCATTAGCTGTACCAACACTTGCAAAAGACATTGAGAATGTTCCAGCAGCTATTGTTCCATCTGTACCAGCAGGTCTTAAAAATGTAGGAGTTCTTTGAACACCAGTACCACCATCTACAGTAATACTATTACCACCATCTTGAATATTAACAGCAGAAGCACCAGCGGCATTATTAATAGTTACATCACCTATATCTACACCAGAGTTAGCTAAGTTAGTTACAGACCATGCTCCTGATTGAGTAGCAGCAACCGTACCATCTACAGTTAAAGAACCACCACCATCTTGTACAGCAACAGCACCTGCACTATTTACAGCTATAGGAGAATAATCACCATTAGCAGAAGTCATAGCAGTATTAGAATCATTTCTAACTCCTAATACAAATGCTCCTGTATTACCAGATACATGAGCTGTATCTTCAGCAAATGTTGCAGGCATAGTTAATACATCTACCTGTAATTCACCAGCAGCATCAGTCTTAATCTTTCTGTTAACAGCACCATCATTTCCATAAACTAGAATGCTATCATTAGCTTCTGTAATATTTACTTCTAATGGTAAACTATTAATTATATTAACATCAAGTCCTACATCAGCACCTACTGTAGTAGTTGTAACAGAGGTGCCGGCAACATTTTGTATTACAGTATTAATACTTCCATTAGTATTAATGTTTAACGCATCACCATTTGCATCACATATCTTTATACTATCATCAACACAAGTAAGTGGTTGAGATACTTCATCTAGAATAGCTTGAAGTCCTTGTAGAACTTTCCACTGATATGGTAGGTTATTACCCTGGTTTCCGGTATCTTTTAAATTTCCTATTGACATAATTATGTGTTTTAATAAATTTTTGCTCCTCTGCAAGTAAGTACTGATCCTCCAATACTAACATTTCCAGAAAATATAATATATTGATCTACTCCCCAGTTAACTGTTACAGTTTGACCAGCACTTGTTGATGTTAAATTATCTGAAGCACTGCTTGATGCTGATGGAAATAAATATAAGTTAGTACCATTTAAATAAAAAGTTCTAATTACTCCAACATAACGTACAGTACTAGAATTAGACTGATAAGCTATTTGTGTAGCTCCAACTAATGTATTTGCTGTATTTATGAAAAATTTTACATTTCCTATATATCCAGTTGTTTTTAAAAATTGTGCAGATACTGTTATAGCTTCTGTTCCTGTATATGTATTAGCTGGTATTAAAATACTACCAAACATTGTATCAGCTGTAGCAGATATATTATAACTACCACTTAAATAAAAATATGGTACAGATGCACCTTGTGGTCCTTCTAAACCTTGTAATGCTAAGAAGTCCCAGTTTGCTGTATCTATATCTGGAGTTGTTACAGATGGTCCGACAGCATTAGAACAAACATAACTTGAACCTGCATAAAATACAACATCTGTAGGACTATAAGCTGTTGCCGCACTCCATGTACCTACAAAGTTTAACCCTGCAGCTCCTACAGGACCTGTTGCACCTTGAAGACCTTGAATTCCTTGTGGCCCAACTGCTCCAGCTGGTCCTTGTGCACCATCAGCTCCTGGAGGACCTTGAGGACCTTGAGGACCAGTGCCATATTGTGCTACAAAATCTTGAACTGTAATAGCACCAGCAATATATTCATCATCCCTGCGACCATCTTTTAACCCTACTGGCAAAAGAGTTTTAGCAGCATCAACAGAAGTAACTTGCCTTCTGCCTTTAATCCAGGAAATAAAATTTAGTATATCCATGATTAATTAAGTGTATAAAGTTCATAATAAACATACAATGCTCCATCCCAGTTATTAATACCAGCCAATGTAGGATTAGCATTATAAAGATTAAACTCTAATCCATTTGTAACTCCTATAGATATTAAGTATGGAATAGCATTATCAGTTATAGTGTTTTTGTAATATACAGAATACTGTAAATATATGTTATCTCTGTTTGCTATACTAAGATCTAAATCTGGGTTATTAATTAAAAAAGATACTGAACTAGCATATGCCGGACCAGGAGTTAAAGGTGCCGATGAACCCATACCAGTTATATCAATAATACCACGGGGTGTGTCTACTGTTACTACACTAGTAATTGATCTATTCAACTCATAATGTTTAGTATTACCAACATTACCTGACTGCACTGCATCTTTAAGAGGCATAGCATAAGTTTGATATTGATCATCTCTTTTGTTAAATCCTACATTAGCACCTAATGCTACTAGATCTGAGTTAGGGTTGTTTGCTGTGGTCTTTACTAGACCTGCTGTTTTTACATACAGCCAATTTAAAATATCCATTTTATTTATTTTTAATTATTTACTTTCTAAAGCTTCAACTTTTGCTGTAAGTTCTTGAATTGCTTTTACTAAGATAGGTAATAATTTACCATAAGATGCCTCTAGTTTCTCTGGGTTCTCATCATAAATTAATTTCAATGTTTCAGCAAGACCTGCATCTTCTTGAGATTTTTTCAAGTCTTGTGCAATAAATCCAAAATCTTTAATATCATGTTTACCATCTTCGTCTCTATCATTCCATACAAATTCTACTGGTTTAAGACCTTTAACAAAATTAAGACCTGCTGATAAATCAGTAATATCTTTCTTGTCTCTTTCATCAGATAATGAAGTAATTGTTGTTACAGCTGCTCTAATTACTGTATGTAAAGAATTACCTAGTGTAATTTCATTTGTGGCTGTAATAGATGACCCAGAACAACCATTACCAATGAATATATTATTTGTTCCTGTAGTATTTGTAGATCCAGCATTTCTACCTAAACCAACATTGTTATTACCATTTGTCAATTGAAGAGCTCCAACACCTAAAGCAGTATTATCATCTCCAGTAGTTAACGCGACCAAAGCATTTTTACCTATAGCTACATTATCAGGACCAGAACAACTTTGAAGAGCACCTTCTCCAATTCCAATAATATCTGTTGTTGCGCTATATGTTACTGGTATCCCATTTACATTTACAGGAGCCCCTATAAAAGACTGTGATCTTATTTGATCTACATTTAATTGACTCATTTTATTTTATTTTTAAATTATATAATAGTTAAAGTTGTTCCTACAGGAATAGTTAATGTTTTACCAACACACATTGCTAATGGTGAAGGATAAGTGAAATTTCCTGGAGTTGGTAATGTTATATCTTCATTAATACAACCTACTGATTTAAATCCATTTGCCCATATACTTACACCTAATACTTCATTTGAACTACCAAGTTGTGCTGCAAAATCTTCAACAGTAATAGCTCCTGCTATATAACCATCATCTCTTTTTCCGTCTTTAAGACCTACTGGTAATAATGTTTTCTTAGGGTCTACAGAAGTTACTTGTCTTTTTCCTTTTATCCAGGAAATAAAATTAAGAATGTCCATGATAAATACTTTTATAAATAATACACTATAATATACTAAAAATATTTTACATAAAAAAATCCTCAGCTAAAAAACTGAGGATTTCTAAATTACTTAACCTATAGGGTTGTTCAATGCTTGCGAAATAAGGAGTGTTAAGTAATCAATAAACCAATTAAGAAAGCAAAAATTAACATTCCACCAATAAATATGTTTGCAATATGTCTTCCATCTTTATCATCTTCATAGTAATTATGCATTCTATTTAATATGGGTTTGCTAAATGCATTAGCAATAAGCCAAAACACTAGTATAAAACCTATTAATAATAGTATGAGTATCAATTTCATAGTAGCAAATATAATAATAAAAACTATTTATCCAAACTATTTATTCTTTTTTGAAGATATACTATTGCTTTTTGTAGATCTTCTTTATACTTTCCTGGGTATTTTTTACCAGCTCTAACTACATACTTAATAACATTACCTAGATAAAAATCTCTATCTAATCCCCAAGCCTCTAGAACTTTAAAGACCTCATACTGGTTAGATTGTCCACCGTAATAATTAGGTCTAGGTCCCGGTGATACTTCTACTACTCTATTAGTAATATCTTTTGCAGGTCCAAAACTGGTGTGAGTAATGCTAGTATTTCTACCAACAACTCCATCTGCCATAGAGGGATAAGGAGATACCGGAGTATTATTCTTCTCATTACTCATGACTACCAGATTATAACAACATCACCTTCATTAAGGAGAAGTTTAATCTCATCTTCAATCTCTATTCTCTCAACAGTCTCCATGTTTAGAGCTCCTGTTCTAACATACACTTCATCACCTACAGCTACTTCTTCCACCTTATCCCCTACAGCATATACAGTAAGTTTGCTCCAAAGTTTAGCTGCTTCTTGCATCATTGATTCTTCATCTTTTGCAGACAGTTCAATAACTGACTTCTTTCTCTGTGGTACATTAAGCAATATTGCCCGGCCTCTTAGTTTTTTAAAATTACTCATTCCTCATTTTTAAATGTTAATACTTTTACTACTGACATAGATGCATTAAGAATTTCTCCTACTGCGTGATCAAACAGGAGACTCTTTAAGGGTACCCTTTCTGCTTCATAGTTCTTCTTCATAATCTCAGCAATCTCTGCTGCTAATACTTTTACTTTATAAACATCTGATGTATTTTCCTCATCTTCTTTGATACCTAAGATTTTATATCCAAATGGAGTTATCTTAGTTTCATTAGCCTGTATATTACCAGGTGTTGGGTAAACTGTTTCTTCTGACATATTGTTGGTTTTAAAAATTATGCATCATATTTCTGCTTGGTTGTTGCTTTAGATTCTTCTAGCTCTTTGTCTTCAGGAAGAGAGTCTAAGATATTCAACTTAATCTTTTCTAATAAACCTATGAGAGCTAGATTACCATATGCTTCTTCATGTAGTCTAACTTCCAGACCCTTTTCTTTTTCTGTAATAGATATCAATACTTTATCTGACATATTTAATAATTTACTTAATTCATCATAGAGCTCCCGGGCATGAAAGTTATCCATACCCTGATCCCTAACTTCTTCAGTTAGCTTTTCCCACAACAGTTTTTGCTGGGCAGTCATAGTCAAATAAATAATTAGGAGTGGTTGCTCTCATGGTTTGTTGGTAACACAAATATATAAACTATTTTAATTTAAACTAAAAACCCCAGAAAAAAATTTCCAGGGTTTTCAGTCAAATCAATTAAACCTTTATGTTATGAACTAGTACAAATATAGTACTATTTAATTTCTCTACCAAATGTAATATTATTTTTTACTCTAATATCCTTATGTGTATATTGCCAGAGTTCACCAGTATCATTAATAATCACAGTATAGACAGTATCAGTCTCATGTCCATAGTCAGTAATGATCCATATGATACCAGGACCTTTAGGTGTATTAACCTCTAATCTATTTGTTGGTTCATACATCATATCCTGTAATGTTTATGTTTTCATCTCTTGTTACTAAAGATTTGTAGAGATCAGTATCAGTTGACCATTCTTTACCTGTCCAAAATTCAAACCCGGAATAGTTAGCTTTATACTCACAGCACTTTTCATATCCGCCTAAAAGATATACATACTCACAGTTCAAAAGTTTTGCCGTTTCACATTCCATCATCTGAGCTATGGTACCTAAAGAAAGTTTTGGATCTTGGTAATCCCATATAAACTGATATGCTACAAACTGTGTTTCAAACTGTCTATACAAACTAATACCAACCAGGGTATCCGCCCAGTATTCTATAACCTGACAATCTTTGAATGACTCTAGCTTTATGTCTCTTTTAAAATTATGATAGTTACAGTACTTATTATAGAGCTCAGTGTAGGCTTCCAGGTTGGCAGTAATATCTCCGTTCTCAACTATAATTTTTTTAGATAGTTTCTTTGTAGTCTTGCTGGGTTTATATTGAGCTAAGTTTATCCGGGTGCTCCGCTCATTATACCACTTACCTTCCCATGGTATCCATCCTTGTAGTAATGCATCTGTGGGAGATTCATTAGGTTCAAGAATACCATATGCACAGTTAATTATTATCTCTAAGTCACTTACTTTACCAAAGCCTTGGAGATGATCAAAGTATACTTTCATAAATCAAAGATATAAAAAACCCGGGTAGTATTTCTTGATCAGTTC